TCCCCTTTTTTAAATTCTAATCAAATGAAAGATAAAATATACGTGCTGACGCAAGATAGAGCACCCCTAAACTTCTTGTTGGCTTCAAGACACACACACCGAAGCCCTTTGTTACATTTTGACGGAACAACAAACAGAGCCCTTAGATATGCTCGCAACCAAAAAAGCCCATTTGAAGATGAGCAAGATGGCAACGCCATTTTAGAACCAATCATTTTTAAGGATGGCTTCCTTCACGTTCAGGCCACCAATCCTGTTCTTCAGCAGTTTATGGAGCTTCATCCAGGCAATGGAGAGATATTTATGGAGCTTGATAATGAGAGGAACGCTCAAGAGGAGCTAGACATTATTACTGCCGAGGTAGATGCACTGATAGCTGCTAAGACTCTTGATATTCAAACAATGGAGACATTGGGTCGGGTATTCTTAGGTCTTAACACAGATAAAATGTCATCTGCTGAATTAAAGCGAGATGTGATTTTGTTTGCTAAAAACAATCCTGTTCAGTTCTTGGAGGCATTAGAAGACCCTATGCTTGAGATTCAAGACATAGTAGCTAAGATTTTTGAGGAAGGGTTATTGTCTATGCGTAACAAGAACAAAGACATTTACTTCAACCTTCCTGGAAACAAAAAGAAACTTACTAGCGTTCCTTATGGAGAAGACCCACAACACATTGTGGTATCATTACTTCAACAGGATGGTGATATTCTAAATATGTTCGAAAAACAATTATCGAAGAAAAATGGTAAATAGTAAATATTTATTTATATATTTGACTCGATAGATAGTTCATAATTATTGTTTAGAGGGCCCTCTCGGGGGCCCTTTTTTTATTCACTATATTTGCATAGTATTTTTTAACCAACAACAATTTTTTATTATGCGAAAGTTTATAAAATTAACTCATAGTGATATGGATTTTATATTTCCAATCAATGAGATTCTTTCAGTAAAAGCACCTACAGGAAGCACAGGTGCGGCTTCAAACGCTACTCAAGTTCACATTTTATTAAAAAATGGATTTGGACTTACTGATGCTTCGGATTCTGAAGTGCCAGTTATTAAAATATCAGCCTCAGGTGCTGATACTGATGACAAAGTAAAAGCCCAATTAAATGCTTTAATAGCTGAGATTGGGAATGCCTTGGAAACGTCTTGGACTAACCCAATCTATGCTGTGACATTGCCACATGCTATTACTGCTATTGCACATGACCAAGCTAGATTTAATAAAGGAACTATATAGTATTTTTTTTAACAACTAACAACATTTTTTATCATGGAAAAATTTTTAAAATTCACCCATAGTGGTATGGATTTCTTAATCCCAGTAAATGACATTCTTTCAGTAAAGGCATCTGCCCAAACGAAAGTTGATATTTTACTAGTTAATGGATTTGCTCACACCGTAACAAACGCAGGGGAAGTTGCAGCTATTATATTGACTGCTAGTGCTGCCAATAGCGATGCTAAAACAAAGCAACAGCTAAACGCTTTAGTGGCTGAGATTGGAAACGCTTTATCAACAAGATGGACTAGCCCAATCTATGAGGTTGAACTGCCATATGCGATTGATGGAGTGGCACACGCTCAAGTTGACTTTTCTGCTGGAACTATCTAATAGAACGGTAGTAATCAATTTTACTAGGGGTCGTTTTCGACCCCTTTTTTATTTTGTATCTTTACCGCTATGATTAATGAGGTTCGTCAAACTGTACTCGCATTAGCGAATAAAAATAATTACGGATACATCTCAAGAAGGGACTTCAATCACTTTGCAAGACAAGCCCAGCTAGAGATTTTTAAGGAGTATATGTATGATTACAATACTCACATTGATAAGCAAAATAAAAGAGTTGCAGCTAATGCTGGTGTCGCCACAAGTATAGCTAGCAATGAAGACTATGCCAACATAGCTGAAAGGAAAAGACAGGTCATAGAGATATTTTCAACTCTAGCCCCACTAGGTAACGCTACCGATGGGCATGTGTATGATAAGCCTAGCGACCTGTATCTTCTTAATAAACTCTTTTTTTATGATACTGAAAGGATATCGGGCACAAAGGAGAGTGCAGTTAGCACAAATAAACTAGTAGACCCTTCACTTACGGGGTTATCTGCATTTGGCAACACAGCGTCCGCAGGCGAC